CGTGGTACACCCGGATTCAAGAATCTGCTGACGCAAACCTATTGACGCCGGAAGACCGTAGAAACGGGTTTTATTGGAAGTTCAACGCGAACGGATTGATGCGCGCACAAGCAAAAGACCGTTCTGAGTATTTTGCTAAAGCGCTCGGCTCGGGTGGTTCACCCGCGTGGATGACACAAGACGAAATCCGTGCGATTGAAGACCTTGACCCTATGGGCGGCGAGTCGGCAAAGCTGCCAGCGCGCGCTTTTAGCGGAAACCAGACGCCAGCGCCATGAAAACTCATCGGAATCAACACGAAAAGCCCGCTTTATGCGGGTTTTTTAATGCCAAAAGGCAGAAAAAATGAATCACCTCAAGACATTATCGAAGTCCGATAACGAGATCGTTGTCGGGAACTACATGGTGCTTTTCGGTGGAAAAGACCTCGGCGGCGAATTCTTCACTAAAAACACCCGTTTTGATAGCGGATACACCGATTTGGGCGTTTTGTACGTCGATTTTGAGCACGGCTTAGACCCCGATTCAACTGGAATGGACGAGTCTCAGGTGCTCGGTTTCGTTGATTGGAAAACCGCAAAAACCGACGACACGGGTATTTTTGTTGAACGCATCCTGAACCGCCGCGCAAAGTACGTCGATTACCTCGCGCAAATGATTGATGCGGGCATTGTTGGCAACTCAAGCGAGGCCATACGCGGCAAAACCATGCGCCAGCGTAGCGGCGAAATCACACAATGGCCGCTGAAGCGCGACACGTTGACCGTAACGCCGATGGAGCCGCGCATGGTCACTCAAAACGTTCTGACCGCTGCCAAATCATTGACCGAATTTTTCCCGCATAGCCGCTCGCTTGCGGCGCTTACCGGCGCGCAGTTGCCGGAAGAAATCAAAAGCATCGATTTAATCAAAACCGTGCGTGATGCAGAGTCTTTCCTACGGGATGTTGGCCGACTCAGCAACGCACAAGCAACGGCTTTTATAGGCCGTCTTAAGTCCCTGTCGGGTCAGAGGGATTCTGACGACGAATTGGGCGCACTGGCGAACGCAATCAAAGCGCGTAACGCCGCCCTGTCTCTCACCCACTAAGGAAACAAAACATGGATATGTCAGAAATCAAATCTCTCGTCGAATCGCAAGGTAAGGCGTGGGAAGAATTTAAGAAAACCAACGACGAGCGCATTGCCGCTCTCGCTAGCAACAAGGCCGTGTCCGATCTTGACGGCAAGCTCGCAAAAATGGAATCGGAAATCACCGAATCCAGCAAAGCCCTCAAAGAATTGACGCTGAAAACGCAGCGCCCTAATCTTTCCGGCGACGCGCAAACCCGAGCAGAAGCCGAACTCAAGTCGTTTAACAACGTCGCGCAAGCCGCAGCGATGGAATCCGGCAAGACCTTTACGCCGCTCACCGCCGACGGTTTGGCTGCGTACAAAGAAGCCAAGGCAACTTACCTGCGTCGTGGCATCGAAGGGCTTTCCGAGTCTGAGAAAAAGGCGATCAATGTAGGCACCTCTAGTCAGGGCGGCTTCCTCATCGATCACGAAATGGAAGCGGGCATTGACCGCGTTGTTTCGCGCTACAGCGCGCTGCGACAGGTTGCGCGCGTAATCCCGATTGGTTCGGCGAGCTACAAAAAGCTTGTCAAGGTAACCGGAACGTCGGGCGCGACGCGCGGCGGCGAAACAACCGCACCCACAAACGGCACGACGCAAACGTGGGTAGAACTGGAATTTAAGCCGGGCACTTACCTTTCGGAGCAGCGCATTACTAGCGAGGCAATCGAAGATGCAACGTTTAGCGTTGAAAGCGATCTTATCCAAGAGGTCGGCATCGAGATTGCGGAACTGCAAGCGCAAGACGGCATTAACGGCGACGGCGTTAACGGCCTTCGCGGAATGCAGAGCTATGACATTGTTGCAAACGCATCGTACCAATGGGGTAAGGTGGGTTACGTCGCCACGGGCCACGCCTCTGCGTTCGCCTCGTCGAATCCGTCCGACTATCTGATTGATTTGCAGCATGCATTGAAGCGCCAGTACCGCGCAAACGGCGCATGGATCATGAACGACCTTACTTTGGCGGCAATCCGCAAGTTCAAAGACGGTCAAGGCAACTACCTGTGGGGCAATACCGCGCCGTCGAACTTGATGGCTGGCGCTGTTGGTACTTTGCTCGGTCATCCAGTTGTTACGGATGACTTCATGCCAGACCTTGGCGCAAATGCCTACCCTGTAGCGTTCGGCGACTTCAACCGCGCCTACTACATCGTAGATCGCAAGGGTGTCAGTGTGTTGCGTGATCCGGCTGGTGCATTCCCTTACGTCCGCTTCCTATCGCGCACGCGCTCGGGTGGCGGTATTGCCAATTTTGAGGCGCTGAAATTCCTCAAGTGCGCCGTATCGTAATTGCATGAAACGGGCGAGCAAGCCTCGCCCACTCAACTCTAAATTTTTAAGGAAAAACAATGAAAGACTTGACGAATTTAATCGACCTGAAACGGGTAATTAGCCCAGTTTCTGTCGCAGATACGACCGCGCAAGTCGGTCAAATCATCGACCGTCGCGGCTTCGATAGCCTCACTTACGTAATCGCCACCGGCTCAATTGCTGATGCCGATGCGACGTTTACGGTCTTGCTTGAAGAAGGCGATGCATCAAACATGAGTGACGCCGCCGCTGTTGCTGACGCCGATCTTATCGGAACTGAGGCGTTGGCAGGCTTCCAATTCGACGACGATAACGAGTGCCGAAAGCTTGGCTACAAAGGGGCTAAACGCTATACGCGACTGACGATCACGCCAGTCGCGAATGCGTCGGCTGCGCTGTTGTCGGCTGTTGCGGTGCTTAGTTCGCCACAACTCGCACCAACGGCTAACCCACCGGCCTAACAGGCCGCAGCGTGAAGCGCCCTCCTAGCGAGGGCGTTTTGCATTAAGGCTTATCAAAAGGACACAAAATGGCCGCAACATCAATCATCGCTGACGGCGCTACAGAATTAGCATCGTCTGACTTCACGCTCGCAGCTGGCGAAAGCACGACTATCAGTATTCGTGGTCATGGCGGCAAGAACATGCGCGTGAGAATCCAATGTAAGCAATCAGATTCGACTTACACGGATTTTGGAGTTTTGGACGCGCAAAACACCGTTGTCGTCTTAAGTGCTCCCGGCGTTTTTAGGGCGGTGAGAATGCCAAGCGCTGTGTCGTTCGGAGTAGACCGCTCGTAATGCTGCTTACTTCGCCGCTATCTTCGCCGCTGAAAAACCCCGTTAGGGATGTGTTTTCGCCTGCGGGGTCAAGCCAATCCCTAACAGCCCAAGTGCAAGCCCTATTCGCGGGCGGCAAGGTGGGCGGCATGTGGGATATGGGCGATACGTCTACGCTGTTTCAAGATATAGCGGCCACATCGCAAATTACTGCTGGAGGGCAGCAAATTGCACGATTAAATGACTTGTCTGGTAGCGGCAACCACGCGACGCAATCCACGGCGGGCATGCGCCCGATATACAACGCGGGCGATATTAGCGGTGGCAGGTTCAACGGAGCGGCAAGTACGTCGCTAGCGACGCCAGCGATCAATTTATCCGGTGTCACCAAAGCCGTGCTGTTGGTAAGTTTCAAGAACAGTTTGGGCACAGCCGGCGCGGTCGTTAACTTCGGACATGGCATCGTCGGGGGCGGGTACTTCAGCTTAGCGACCGAAACCAACAATATACGTACAGTCCTCAAAGGGACAATAGAAAATCCAAGCCGTAAAACCTGGTGCGCATGGAGCGACGTGCCTCATGTCGTATCGCTTGAAGTCGATGTGTCGGCGGCGGCAACGGCGGGAAAACAAATATCCCGGCACGATGGCGACACGGTAAATTTTGTACCGGCATTTAATGACACCGGCACCGCAACCGCGCTTGCAAACACGCCGCTAGTGTTCGGCGAAATAGCGGGTTCTGAGAAGTTGACAGGCGACATTTACCGCGCATTTCTCATAAGTGGGCCACTATCTGCGCAAGAGTTTGCAACAGCTTACGCATGGGTATCCGAGCCAGCAAGGGTAACGCGCGCACCGGCTTCGGCACCGGTAGGTGTACCGAATTTTGTAGGTGTTTATTCCTATGGCCAATCATTGGCGCTCGGCAATACGTCCGTACCGCCAATCAGCACGACACAGCGATTTAGTAATGTCATGCTGAACGGCGGCGCGCGGCCTTACGACACCATCGCCACGCCGCCATTTTGGTCAATCCGTGGGCTGGTAGAGGCGGCGAACGGTTCCAACGAAGGCGAAACGCCCGTATCGGGAATCACTGAGATGTTATGCGAGCGCGATACGGCGGTCGGCCCTGCTTTTTCTGGGCAATACTTTGGGCAAGCGTTCGGCGCGGGTGGAAACCTACTTAGCGCCCTTGGCCGGTTCACGCAAAATTATGAAAAGGCGATGGCCCTGCTTATTTACGCGCGCCGCCGCGCAACGCAGATGGGTGGCACTTACAAGCTGTACGACGTAGCTTGGATTCAGGGGGAGGCTGATGTTGCGACCGCGACTTATGCAACCGACCTAGTTGCATTCAGGACAAACTTAAACACGGACGTCAAAACGATCACCAAACAAACGGACGACGTTTATTTAATTGGCGATCAAAAGCCGGTTCCAACAATTGCGCTACAGCAAATCTCCGCGCAAGCCGCAGACGCGAAGATTCGTTACGCATGCCCGCTGTATCACATTCCGCACAATGGCGACGGGATACACCTAACGGCCACTGGCAGCAAGATTCTCGGCGCATACATCGGGCTCGCGCGGCACAAATTGATAAATGAGGGAAACACCTCGTGGCTTCCGCTGATTCCAGTCAGTACGAGCATTGCTGGTGCCGTCGTTGACGTCACATACGCGCCGGTCGGGAATCTTGTGTTCGACACGACCACCGTCCCCGCGCAAACGAATTACGGCTTCTATTTGTTCACTTCCGGCGGCTCGCCCATCACGATAAACAGTGTCGCAATCGTCGGTGCAAACGTCGTGCGAATCACAGCCGCAGCTCCCGTGTCGGCGGGTTCGTTCTTGCACGTTGGTTTCGTGTCGGCAACCCGAACAACTATTAACGCCGAGGCGTGCAATTTGCGTGACTCTCAGGGCGACACCGTTGTTTTTAACGGCGGCGGGCTTAATTATCCGATGCACAACTGGGCACTAATGACAAAGAGCACGCTGTGAGTTATTCCGATTTCGGCGCGCTCGTAAGAGGGTGCATTAAGTAAATGTCAACAAACAACACCCTAACAGCAAAGGCCAACGAGGGCGAAGGCACAGACGCGCTTGCGCAGAAATTAACCAAGGGTAACTAATGGGCTATCAAGTCATCACGCCGCCGACGGAGCCGGTGACGCTGGCCGATGCTCGCCTGCATTTACGCGTTACCGACACCGCAGAAGATGCGCTGATTGGCGTATGGATTACAGCAGCGCGCGAAGCATGTGAGCACTACACACAGCGCAGCATCGGAAGCCAAACGCTAGAGCTTCGTTTAGACGAGTTCCCCGATGGCGCAATCGATTTACCAAGATCGCCAGTTACCGCAATCACATCGCTGAAATACATCGACACAAACGGCACAGAGCAGACGATAGCGCCTTCTGCGTACACGCTGGACACGTTCAGCCACACGTCATGGGTGATTCGTGCATACGGCACGGAATGGCCTGAAACGCTGGACGCCGCAAACGTCGTGCGCATTGTCTATGTGGCAGGCGCGGCAACGCCACCGGCAACCGTTAAGGCGGCGATGCTCCTAACAATCGGGCACCTCTACGAAAACCGCGAATCTGTTGTTATTGGACAGACGGCTATTGAGCTTCCGTTGGGCGTGAAGGCGCTACTCGACACCGTGCGAGTGTGGACGCTATGAGAATCGGCAAGCTGCGCCATAAGGTCGAAGTGCAGCGCAAGTCGTCAACGCGCGACGCTGACGGCGGAGAACGTGTTGAATGGTCAACGATTGCAGAACCTTGGGTGGCAATTGAACCGGGCGTCAACCGTGAGTATTGGGGCAGCGAGCAAGTGCAGGCCGAAACCGGCGTTCGCATTCGCGCTCGATACCCATTAGACGTGCTTCCGCAAGACCGAATCAAGCACGGCACGAACTACTACAACGTTCACGGCGCATCTGAGAAATACACAGAGCGCCGCGAAATTCACATCATGGCGACTATCGGGGTAAACGATGGCCGCTAGCTTCAAGATTTCCGGCGGCGTTGAGTTGACACGCGCGCTTGAAGCGCTTGACGAAAAGGTCAAGAAAAAGATTCTGCGCTCTGCGGTTGTTGCCGGTGCTGCGGTCGTCAAGAAGCGCGCCAAGCAGATCGCAAAGTCAAAAGGCATCGAAGATACCGGCGCACTGATTCGCAACATCGCCGCAAAGGTAGAGCGTCAACGTAGCGACACCTACGCGCAAATCAATATCGGCGTGCGTCACGGGAAACCCAAAAAGGGCGCGAAGAATCAAGACGATCCGTTCTATTGGCACATGCACGAATTCGGCACTAGCAAGATGGCAGCACGTCCGTTTATGCGTCCGGCATTCGAGGAAACGCAGCAGGAAGTAATTGACACGATGGTAGAGCGGATTAAGCAAAAGTTGGAACAAACCAATGCTTGAAGTCTCGCTATTCAATCTGCTATCGCCGCTGGTTAGCGGTAAGGCTTACCCGCTCATAGCAAAGCAGGGCACCGCTTCGCCGTTCATCGTGTTCAGCAATGTGTCGTCTGTGCCTGACGCCTCAATCTGCGGATCCACGCGAGACAGCGAACGGCTTTTTCAAGTCGATTGCTACCACCAAAACCACTCTGATTTATGCGTCTTGCGCGAGGCAGCAATCGCCGCGCTGCATGGCTCATCGCTCATTGAAGCCGTAGAAGGCTTTGCAACGGACTACGAGCAGGACACAAAGCTTTTCCGAGCCTTGATTTCTGTGCGTTGTTGGGAAAACGCCGCGAGCGTTTAGTTACTTAGTCACAAAAACCAGACCCGCTACGGCGGGTTTTTTTATTCCTGAAAGGAAACAATCATGGCATCAGCCACACGCTTCGCGGGTTCCGAACTCTGGATTCCCGTCACCAAACCAGCAACCAAAACCATCACCGCCGTTACCAAGGCAAACCCCGCCGTCGTGTCGGTATCGACTC